GTCAAGGGTTATATGAAGCAAGCATATTTGCAGATCGTTGCATCGTTGAGAGAGTGCGGATATAAGGTCAAGGGCGAGATTCTCAATGCGATGTATTTCGGCGTGCCGCAAAGCAGAGAACGGGTATTCATTGTCGGCGTGAGGAATGATTTGGGAATCGAGCCGAGTCATCCGAAACCGAAAACAAGAGCGATCAGTATTCGAGAGGCGATCAGTATTCGAGAGGCGATCAGTATTCGGCGTGGATGGGGATCACGTAAGAATGGCATCAAAAATAAACAATTTCATAATTCATGGCGAAGCCTATCGAAACCAAGTCCGACTCTTGAAAGAACAAGACCGCCGATCATATTGCTCAATGATGAAGAGCGAGAATTGACCATTGATGAATGTTCTATCATTGGCAGCTTTCCAAAGGGATTCATATGGCGACATAGACCATATCAGAAAATCGGCAACAGCGTCCCACCGAAAATGATGCAAGCAATCGCAGAGCACATTAAAGTAAACATCCTTGGTATTGATGACGACACGTTGGCCGTCCAGGCTGAAGAGGGCGGTGCAATTCCGACCCGGACGCTTGAAGTATAATCCATGAATACCAATGGCCACCACAACGACGACGCACAGCCACGGCAGGCCGATTCCACGGGGGTTCCTGGGGGTCCGTCTATCCTAGCCGCCGGTCACGTTCTCAAATCGAAATACAACATGCGGTTCGTCGAGCGTGCGATCCGAAACGGCTGGAAGGTGCGGCCGGAGATCAAGCAGTTAGTGGTCAATCAGATGGCCCTGTTGGTCGGCCGCAGTGAACACGAGCGGCATCGCATCGCTGCGGCACGCGTGCTGGTGCAGGCCGACAATGCAGATGTGAAGCGGGCATCACTGGCCGCAGCCGTCGATAAACCTAACGAGCTTCATCAGACACACCTGACCACGCACGATCTGAAGTCGCTCGAATCCTTGATCGACTTCGCGAGCGACGAGGAGCGGCAATCTCTGGAAACGGCACTGGCGGCAATGGCCACACCGGAGGGAACGGCCACGCGTAGCCCGGCGTGCTTGGGGCAGCATGTTTACGGCCCGACACAATACAAGGTCTTTCGGCATACGGAACTGATCGACGATGAACTTATCCGACTTGCACGCCGCGACATTCGCCGCCTCATGGTGTTCACGCCACCGCAGCACGGCAAGAGCCTGCTCTGCTCGGAATTGTTTCCGGCATGGTATCTCGGCCACAATCCGTCGCATCGCATCATCCATGTGTCGTATGGTCACCGCTTGGCTTCGCGGTTTGCGCGCCGCAGCCGGGACATTCTCGAACAGCACGGGCATCTATTCGGGGTATCGGTCCGGTCGGACGTGCGCAGCGTGTACGAGTTCGAGCTTGCGGACCATGGCGGATCGTTTGTCTCGGCTGGCATCGGTTCAGGGATCGCTGGCCGCAGAGCGGATCTGCTTATCGTCGATGACCCGATACGTGATGACCGTGCAGCAGTCAGCGAAGTGGCGAGGGATCATGCTTGGGAGTGGTGGATCAGCGTTGCCAAGACTCGATGGTGCTCGTCATTCAAACGCGGTGGCACGAGGACGATCTGTCCGGGCGGATTCTTCGCGAGCAGAAGTCAGAACAGTGGAACGTCGTCGAGCTGCGAGCCCTCGCTGAATCGGATGATCCGCTGGGGCGTGCGATCGGTGAGCCGCTGTGCCCGGAAATGTACAGCCGCGAGTATCTGGAGCGACTCAGGGATGGGATGTTGTCCTACTGGTGGAGCAGCCTCTATCAGCAGCGGCCGACGCAGTATGGTGGCGTGCTGTGGGGTCGGCAGCTGTTCGAGGGCGATGACGTGCGGTTCGACCGCTGGCCGGGCAATCTCAGAATCAAGGTCATGGCCCTTGATCCGGCGTTCGGCAAGGGTGGCGACTACTCGGCCTACATCATGCTCGGCGTCACGCCCGACGGCGTGCTGTGGGTCGATGCGGACCTTGATAACATCCGCGGTCCACGCGAGACGGTTCTACGGGGCGGCGACTTGTATCGGGACTTCAAGCCGGATCTGTTCGGCTGCGAGACCAATGCCGGGCAGGAATTGTACCGGCCGCTGTTCTCGGAACTGTGCGGGCCGGAGCTTGCGCCGCTGGCGGTCGAGAACAAGATCAAGAAGGAACTGCGGATCGGCAGGCTCGATGAGTGGATATCGCGGCGGCTTGTGCGGTATCGGCGAACACGCGGCGTGGAGCTGCTTATCTCACAGTTGCGTGAGTTTCCGCAAGCGGCACACGACGACGGGCCGGACGCGTTCGAGATGGCGGTGCGGCTGCTCTGCGATGCGGCGGGCGTGCACACGGAATCGTATGGTGGGAGGCTAAGCGCATGATCCTCGACACGAACGGCAAGCCGATACAGACGAACGGGCGTGGCGCGTATCTCAACGAGAAGCTAGCACACGCCAATCGTGTTTACGAGCGGGCGTTGATGGAGGCGCTCGACTTATCGACGCAGTATGTCGATCCGCTTGATGCGTTTCGCGGCCCCGACGGTCTGCTGTGGGAGCCGCTTGGTAGCCAAGAGAAAGAGCGGTCGGCGACGCATTTCACGTCCGAGAAGCAATTGGCCGATGCACGCGACACGTGTAGGGCGCTTCTGTTCACGAATGAGTTCGCGATCAACGCCGTGGAGAATCGCATCAGCTACGTTCTGTTCACTGGATTCAGTTTCACCGCAATCGCCGGATTCGACGAGTCTGAGGCATCGGATGAATTGATTTCCGCCGTGCAGGATGTGATCGACCGGTTCGTCGAGGAAAACAAGTGGATAGACCGGCAGCGTGAAACGATGCGGCGTCGCGACCGTGACGGCGAGGTGTTTCTGCGGTATTTCACGGGGGGTGACGTGTTACGTGTGCGGTTCGTTGAGCCGTCGCAGGTGGCAACGCCGAAAGATTCCAAGGAGGACCGCGACTCATGGGGCATCCGCACCGATCCCGACGATGTGGAGATGGTCGAGGGATATTGGGTTGACGGCCAGCTTGTCGCGGCGGATCAGATACAGCACCGCAAGCTGGGGGTGGATCTGAACGTCAAACGCGGTGTGCCTCTCTTATGGCCCGTGTATTCACAGCTAAAACGGGTCGAGCAGTTGCAGAAGAACATGGATGCAGTAGCCGGGATTCAGACGGCGATCGCCATGATCCGCCAGCACGAGCAGGCATCGAAGAGCACTGTCGAGGGTTTGCGAAATGCTCTGGCCAATGTGACGCAGACTCATGCCGAGACCGGCACGACGAGATACTACACGCAGTATCCGCCTGGCACGATCCTTGACGTGCCGATGAGCACGAAGTACGAATTCCCGGCGTCGGGCATTGATGCCGGCCGGTTTGTCGAGGTGAAGCAGTCGGCGCTACGTGCTGTGGCGGCACGTCTGTTGATGCCGGAGTTCATGCTCACGGCCAAGAGCGATGACGTGAACTATGCATCGGCCTTGGTGGCCGAGGGTCCGGCCGTGAAGAATTTCGAGCGTCTTCAGGCCGAGCAGCGTGACTACGATCTTCAAGTGATCTGGCGTGCAATTGACCATGCTGTGATGAATGGTCAGCTTCCTGTCGGAATCGAGGAGATCATCGATATCGATGTTGGGATGCCGCGTGTGGCGTCACGTGACCTGGCAATCGAGGCAGCGACGAACGAAACGTATGAGCGTATGGGCGTGAAGAGCATCCAGACGATCACGGGAGAGTTAGGTCTCGACTATCGGCAGGAGCAGGAGAACATCGAGCGGCACAAGGCGGAGCATCCGAGCGAGCCGGACTTCCCACAATTGACCGGCTTGCCGGGTGATGATGAATTGGACGATGATGCATTGGACGATGAGGAATCCGATGACACTTTGTAAGGCATGCAACCGTGAGCTATGGCGAATCAATCCGATGGTCATTGCAATGGACATAGCCGTTATCGATGGCTTTTCTGGTTCTGACGACGAGAAGGCGAAGTTCCTCGTCGCGATGTGGGATCAATTACGATTAGAGTTGAACTGCATATTCACAGGTGACGGCGGCGATGGCACGGACGAACAAGAGTAGGCTGCTCGAAGCTTCGGCGATCGACTTGATGGCCCGTGCCATGCGGCGTCGGCAGCGCGATGGTCGAGTCCGCGTGGCACGGATCGAGCGGTCTGTCCAGATCGAGCTGGACCGCTGGGCCAAGGATCTTCGGGCCGCGGCGATGGAAGCCGCCGGGGCCAGGAGCCAGCGATCGGCCGATCGGCTGGTCCGGCGGCAGATGGACTCGCTGGCCGGGCGGATCACGGACCGGATGGAGCCGGGCATGGACCGTCTGGGCCGCTGGGGCTGGGACTCGGCAGCCAGGAGCCACGGAGACCACATGACCCTCGGGCAGACCAGGGAGGCGGGCCGGAAAGCCCTTGAGCGTGGCCGGGAGGCG